TTTTTTTTTTTTTTTTTTGCTTAAAAAGACACCCAGGCCCCTTACAAGGGGGTCCAGATGCACCGCTTTGGTGACATAACGTTGCCTCACACGCCGGCTCAATGGATCTGCTATCCGTATAAAAATTTAAACTACGAATACGTCAGGTATACAGGTGGACATCCTAGGAAATAGATGAGTTGAAAATCATCACGCACACTACGCAATAAAGTCCCACATATTCCCGTGGATGAAAGAGATAGATACAGAGTATTATTACACTGACTCGTTTCAGTTGGAACCTGATTCGAGGTTGTCTGGTTCAAAACCAGAGACATTTGTGTAGTTGCCTGCCACGGCATCTCTATAGGCCACATACCCTTGCCTATCTCAAACAAAGAGTATCCATAATTCGCAAACCGCCCGTCAGTATACCAAGCAAAAGCACGATTAAAATTAGTAACAGTACTAAAAACCGTGTCATTCTGGTCTGCATGAACAATACTGACCATAGCTTGTTGCGGAGTAGCAGTAGGGGGTAAAACTGGAACAATACGTACGCCACCTTTATAAAACGCATACATATTGATCATAAAACAATACGAATCTCCTCCTAAACGAGGAGCATTCTGAGTACCAGTCCCAGCTATCATATTGTTCATTCCTGTTGCCCAAGGCCAGATGTACCATCCTGTCCCGGTAGACGGATTAGACCCCATTCCCACAAGAGAATAACGACTAAGCAGTTGCTTGACAGATGTGAATAACTCACCTATACTACGTTGAGCATACGCAGTGCCTTGATCATGCATAGGATACCCACCTATTGCATCAACTGACGCTATCTCAGACCCACCCATCTGTGGCGAAAACTGGACAATAGAACCACCCGGTTTTGCTACTTCAAAGTCATCACCTCCAGCCCAGTAGAAAAGAACATCAATCTCTTGACTACAAATGGAGGGGGCCTGCAGCTCATTCAGGACAATAACGTCAACATATCCTGATGGAGTACCATTTTGCAAATAATTAAAGCCTTGTAAAAACGGCAAATTAATTGTTATTTCATTTGATGTACGAATGTCAATAATGGTTCTCAACGAAAGAACACTCGTAGTGGTGGTAGGAGCAGCAGTACCAGTAGTGGAAAGAGGAGTCCACGTAACCAACAAGCGTCCGCTATGACTATCAGTCTTTGCGAACTTTATGGTCAAATCAATAGATCCTCTCCACAGTTCAAACATCTGGCCAATATAAAAAACAGGACCACCCTGTTCATAACCAGTTGTATGCGAAGAAATGGTACGCGACCCAGCTTGTGCTAACAAACTTGGAGTTATAGCAAAACTCGACAAGATTGTAGTACCAACAGCATCAGACACATTCCAATGATAATTAACTGGAGAATTCCCGCCATTTGGAATAAAGGCAGGAACCTTCTTCAGATAGGCCCAAGACATCTGGTCCGAACCACAAGGATTACAATCATCTGAAATGGTTAACATGTTGTCTCCACGTAAAGCCAGGGGAACACTCATATCTACACCATCACTAACAGCAGCATATCTCATCGTCTGCTCACACATAGGCTGAGTCACTTGCTCACTCCTAGGTTTACTCCAACCAAAAAACGATGCTACACCTGCAGCTGCATTGGAAATCCAAGCAGCAGGAGCAGCAATAGGAGCAAGGGCAGGAATTGCGGATAACGAAGAAGCGATCTTAGATCCAACATTCAACGCATTCGACAATGCACCACCAGAACTTACAGCAGACACTTCAGCACCCACCGTAGATCTCACCTTACGTTTTCCTCCTGGTCCCGCCATCTGCGGAACAAGCGGTGCAGCCAACTCAAAGTCCTTGAAATATAAGAATACCGTCACACTGACAGTATCTGACATCACAGAGGACTGAAGAGGGGCCAACACAGTAATCCAATACGACGCCCAGTCATACAATCCCAACTTGAGATCGTAAAAAGTCGTAGGCGTAATATAGGGTATCTCTATCTCAGCGACACCATCCCTACAGTCAATCTCCACTCCTGGTAATTGACGAATCCCACACATCGTAGCACGATGTATAGCAACCTGCGAGACATCCGCAGCATTAACTTGTGTATAACACGGCATAAAGTTCAAATACAACTTTCCCTGTTGATAAGGGTTAGCGTTTAACATTATGCGATACACAGCAGTACCACGGATCAAATTAAAGCCCTGCAGTTTGTTCACCCATGAAGAATTCGCCAACACATCAGCAATGACAGATTGCGCTGCAATCTTATCAGTCTGAATAGTATCAGCTGTACTCCACAAGAATGAATGCACCAGTAACGGCTTCGACAAGAAGTCCGGAATTGATTGATAACTTACAGTAATGTCATCATAACTCGAACCTCCAGTAATCACGTTACTGGCCATCACTCCATCTTCTACGAAGCACGTCGTGGTCTGAAAATCACACGTCGCCTTCGTCTCCTCACTCGTTCCTTCTGTTACATTAATTAATTTAGATTCCATATTTATAAACAGACCTTTGTAGAGGGGCAGAACTGGTCAAAGCACATATTTACATATTAGCCTGCCTGACTCTGATCAAAAGGTAAAACTTCCACACAAACCAAAAGCGTTCAACATTATATACACATATCCTGAATCGTCAGGCGCGACATCGCTCATACACCCAGCGGGCATCTTAACACGACTACTATTTACAATATCTACTAATTTTGTATTTTCTTTTATTAATTTTCTTTTATTATATTTATGTGGCTCTATTCTCCTCACCCGAATTATGATCATTACAAGAACATGAACTAAGATCAAATTCACATCCGGGATTTGCCCAAGTAAACTACCCACTTGGGTGGGGTTCCAGAGTACCTTAACGGTACTCCATTACACGTCGCATTGCTGCGGCCTCGAACTGGGCTTTCGTCCTCTCCTCAGGAACCCAATTCAACCGCTTCTGCGACTGCTCCAAGATCTGTGGGCCATAGCGCAACCACTCCTCATCTGACTTCAAAGAAAAGTCACAGAGTGCATTCCGCACACGCTCACGAATGTCTCTTTCCGACTCAGCTCCTTCTCTCCAATAGAGAGAGCTGATAATGGAGGGAGTCTCAATAGGGGCTTTATACACCCTCTTCTTGGGATCCCACTTCCATCGTCTTTGTAGAAAGAGACACGAAGTAATAGATCTAGAAGGAGCTACTTCCTCTCCTGTCTTCAACTCATCGGTATAAATATCACCAATCAGCAGCATTTGTTCAGCCATCTTCTGTTGAGTTATAACTCCAACCAGACGGCCTGAAAAACCTACTACATTGTCATCACCATGAGTCTCAGGAAACACATCTACCATCACCTCACTACACAACTCAGAATGCTCTTCCGTTCGATAATCTACAGCACTGCCAAGTACACAACCCACAGCACCATAATACAACTTCAGGACATTCGCAATAGAATTCACAATCCCAGTCACAAACAAACCTGAAGCCATACCAGAAGCAAGTCTATATATCACACGTGTCACATAGAGTTTCATCTGTTCTTCAGTCAAGGGAAACACAAGGCGGACACCATCCACCATCTCATCCTCAACGTGTACAAGTGAATGATACTCAACATTGAACACGACATCTGACAAACAAACTCCAGGAAACGACACAAAACGACATGATATACATCCTTGTGCAATTGCCTTCCGTATCTTCTTCTCTCTATCAGTAGCATTGACATAATAACTATCAAGCTCTTCAAAAGCAGCAAGAATGAATACGGCCAACAACCGAGCATCCCACTCCTTGAAGTCTCCTGCAATGCAATTGTCTCCCTTCTGGATCACATATTGTGCCAGAAAAGTCCAATCTGCTGACATAGGATTCACACCTATCGTAACACCATTGCGAACACGATTGTGTTTATACCACTCAGCTGCATCTACATAATGCCTACGAATAACAATCAGCAACGCCAGACCAAAAACACGATACAACCGCGTCTTGCCAGCATTAACTTTTTGCTCTTTCAACACTTCAGACTTCAACTTATCTATTGCAACAAAATCACTTGTATCACCGCGTGAGAGCCGTTCTTCAATATCGGCTACCATCTGCAATAGACGCTGTGCTGTGGGAGAATAAAAGTCCCTCGCCTCTCTTGGGCCCCAAATATCAGGTCTCTTCAGACCTTCAAGGACCCAGGGCAGACCTGGCGACTTATTATCTTCCATACAGGGAAACCTTCCAGGAACCCCCTCAATTGTCTCAACAGGTGTTGGAACAAAAGGGGGTGCATCCAGAGGCTCCGAACTGCGTACAACTTCAGCATGATAGCGAGACTTAACATCGTCAAGTAACTCCATATTAACAGGGGCTGAATTCTTATTATACAACAGCACAGCATTTTTCCGAGGATCAATTACCTTGCCATCTCTCAAGACAGCACGCATAAGAGAAGGTCTCTTAATATCAGGATAATCAGTACATCCATACATAATCCCACGCTGTATACGACTAGGGGACTCGTCTATCTTTCCTACAAACTCCTGCTCAACCACATACGTGGGAGGGAGATTGCAATTGATAGCACATTGTCCATCTAACTCATTATCCAGTAGATCTGGATCATACAACGTACGAAGAAGAAGTCGCAAAGAACTCTGACTAACTGCAGAGGCGAAACCAGTAACACCAGTAACACCAGCAGTATGAATTCCAATTGCAACCACCTTACCCGTATACAACGGATGAGCTATGAATGCGAGTGTACCACAAAAACCATTACAAGAACGGAGATCATAAGCATACCCAAGATCATCTCGACTCTCAACTTCTCCTTTTTTCCAAGTCTGATTTAATACGCGAGTACACCAAATGGGAGCTAAAACATATCCACCATTCGGAGACTCGCACATCACATGCCTACCTTCCTTCAAGGTGGGAGTCAGACTTGTACAGGGCTTACACAACACAGCATAAAAGTTGTCAAGATCCAGACTCTCCTCTGGAAACAAGCCAACAATAGACTTACGCTGATAAGTAACAGGAGGAAGCTCAAACATTGACTGGTCATAACCATCGAGATATCTCACAGACTTCTCAATGTCATGATAGTACACAGTAAATGACAAACCACTCCTTGTTGCATCTGCCTTATCCCCAATCACTACTGGAATAAATTCAATGGCGAGATCACTACGTGTCTCAGACATTGTATCCAACGCATCCCAGTAATGGGCAGGACAAAGGACTGACAAGCCCTGTATGATTACAGCAAAACCAAAGATCTTGTCGTCATGAGTTGTACGAAGAGCAAACGAATTGTTCTTCATAACCTTATGAGCAATATCAAAATGATTATCCTTAATCATAGCCACATGTGGAGATATATCGGGCCGTGCTTTTCTAGTCACCACATGACGTGGTTTTCTAGTAGCACGAGTTGCTTTCGCTTTCACTGCCCTTCCTGACTGCCCTTCTAATTGCGGGCGGACAGTAGGCCAAAGCAGTGCAAAGCCAACAACTATAGCACCAATAGCTACCAATACAGG